TAAAAAGATGGATTTTGCTTCTAGGGTAATGGGCCAGATTCATGACTCTTTGATTACTTCCATTGATCCTAAAGAACAAAAAGAAGCGTTACCCATCATTAAGTATGTTATGGAAGATAAGTTGAGAGAGGTCCATAAATGGGTAATAACTCCTATGGATGCAGAATTTGAAATTACTGAACCCGGTGGAAATTGGTATTCTTTGAAAGATATTAAGGTAGAGCTTCCTAGAAATTTTGTGAGGTTTTAATTATGAAATCAAATCATTGGCATTTAGCTCTTTTGCTTATTTTAATTTTTTCCTCGCCTATACTTATCTATGGTTGTTTGTCGAAAGTAGAAGATAAAAAACCATACTATAAGACTACAGTAATTCAGCATTTAAAAAATGAGGAAAGAATTTGGAATGTTGAAGGAAGAATTGGTACAGCACATGGACATGTATCTTTTTATGAAAAAGATACAGGAAAACAAATAGTAATTTATGGTGACATAACGGCCATTATAGAGAGAAAATGATATGCTAAATAAAATCATTGAGATGAAGGTTGAAGAAAAAAGAATTCCTATGAGGTCTGATGTTGCATTTGAAGGACTATTCCGCCTTTATCTAGATGAGGGTGGTATATGTGTAGAGGAAATTGATTTCAACCATGTTTTTACACAGACATTTTACTATGAATCTGGCTGGATTAGTGACTCTGTAGATGAAGCCCGATCATATTATTTCAATGATTCCCTAGAATTTATAGACCTTATGTTGGACTACAACCCTAAATTCAATCCAAGAACTATCATGGATGATAATGGGGATGTTTTGTTGAGTGTTGTTGGCTTTTTTGAAGAAAAAACAGAAACAGAAGGTGACTGGGAAACTGGTTATTATGAGACTGTGGTTTTTACCCCAAAAATTGCAGGATACGTAGTAGTTTCTGAAAAAGACAAAGAAGAAATTTATGAGGAGATTAATAATGATTAGTAAGAAATGGGTTTCTAGATTTCTGGAATTAGCTAATCTTGTGGCTTCTTGGTCAAAAGATCCCTCCAGTAAAGTAGGCGCGGTTATCTGTAAAGATAAGTTTATTGTCTCTGTAGGTTTTAACGGTTTCCCTGTAGGCACAGATGACCATCCACATTTGTATGAGGATAAGGATGAAAAATATCCTAGAATTGTCCATGCTGAAATGAATGCTATTTTGAGTGCCAGAGAAGACCTTACTGGGGCTTCTTTATACTGCACTCACTTTCCCTGCTCCACATGTGCAGGGGCCATCATCCAAAAGCACATTCAATTTGTAGTATTCCCACAACAGAATAGAGAATTTATTGAAAGATGGGCTACATCAATGAAACATACTCTTAGAATGTTTAAAGAGGTTGGGGTGAAAATTTACCAATTTAATGTTGCAGAACAGGATTTAAAAGAAATTACAAATTTTATAGATTTTTATCCAAGGAAAATCTAATGGAAGATTTCATAAAAGAAATTCATAATTTATGTGAAAAATATGGAGTATCTTATACAAAACCAGTAGTTCTTGAAAGAATAGACTTTTTCAAACAACCACAATCAATAACGTCCACTAGCCTATCCTCTACTTTTTCAAATTATCAATACGAAGAAACGTGGTCAGAAATTACAAAAGAATTGAATGTAAGATTTCTTAAAAAAAGAAGGGAAAAAGTAAAATGAATATTTATAACAAATTCCGACCTAAAACTTTCAAAGCATTTGTTGGTAATACAATAACAGTAAAAAACTTTAAAAAGACTTTCCTTCGAGAAAATCCTCCAAACTCTGCAATTATTTCCGGTCCTTTTGGTCTTGGAAAAACTACACTGGTTAGGATCATAAAATCAAAATTACAAGTTGATGATCATGATTATAAAGAAATGAATGTTGCTTCTGTAAGTGGAATTGATAATGTTCGTGAAATTGAACAGGATTCCAAATCTAAACCAATGTTTTCTAACTTTAAAATTTATGTTTTAGATGAATGTCAAAGATTATCAAAAGATGCTTTAGGTGCTCTTTTAAAGGTTATTGAGGATTGTCCTCCATTCTGTATATTCTTTTTCTGTACAACTGAACCAGAAAAAATTCCTAAAGGTATTCAGTCAAGATGTGTTAGATTTGAATTAAAGCCCTTATCGCTGGATGAACTTGGAACTCTTTTAGTAAATATCTCCATTTCTCTTGATTACAACATAACTCCAGAAATTATCAAAAAGATTTATGAAGCAAGTGACGGATCACCAAGAACTGCTCTTTCAATATTGGAAAGCATTCTCAATATCCCAGAAAAAGATGCTGAAAACTTCATTGTGAACTTTTCAGATGCTTCTCCCGAAGCTAGAGAGCTTTTTCAGAAATTGCTCAACTCTGCACCTTGGTCAGACGTTGCTGGACTTCTTAAAACCATCAAGGATGAACCTGAGAGCATTAGAAGGTCCTGTTTGGGGTATATGTCGGCGGTTTTATTGAACCAAAAATCCCCAAATAAATTTGCAGATAAATGTGCTCTAATAATCGAGGCATTCGAGAAAAACTGGTATGATGAAGGCAGAGCGGGATTGGTGAAATCCTGCTACGGGCTATCTCGGAGGATCTGATGAAAAGATCCGTTTTTGACACTTCCATTGATCCAGATCGGCTAGACATAGAACAAGTAACAAATGTTGAAATGATCAGACATTGGAATAAACAAATAGCTGTTCTGACAAAAAACAGAGACACTATCAAAAATGAAATAAAGAGATTTGAATCTGAAAAACGACTATCCGTTGAAAAAGATCCAATGGAATTTGAACTGGAAAGGTACACAGACAAGTTGGCAGAATCCACCTTCATTATCAGCAAAGCCTATCAAAAATTACAAGAAGATTTGATTGAAGCAAATTATCAGTTAAGCAAAGCTTACGGATATAAAGAGGCTTTTGTTGCTAGAGGGAATGTTTTAGACAATCTTCAAAAGCTTTATCTCAGCAATTACTATGCAGAATATAGAAATAGGGTTCAAAACAATGATTCACAAATTTCTGCATCTGAAATGCTGGATTCCGCTTTGAAAAAAAGAAAGAAAAAGAAGGTGAAGGAGGATGGCTGAATTTACAATACTATTAGGAATTTTTTTAGTTGGCCTAATTATAGTTGGAATATATTCTAAGTGGATAAGCTATAATGTGGCCAAAGGATTTTACGAGGGAAAAAAGGCATTCTTTAACAACTTACAGGAGAAAAGAAACCGTGAAGAAAAAAATGAAGAAAAGTAGTTCCTCCAAGGAAAAGTTTGTTGGGAAGAAAAAGAGTTCTAAAAGCATCTTTTCTGAACTGGATGAAGCAACAAAGAAGTCTTATGAGTCCAAAGATTCCTTTGGAGAAATGGCAGATTACTTCAAAAAGGGAGTAAAGATCAAAAAGTTCTTCCCCAAGGCTGGAGAGCATCTTCTGGACATCATCCCGTTTATTGCTGGAAAAAATCATCCTACCATTTCTGAAGGAAAACCCGCTTACGTTCTTGATATTTGGGTTCACCGTAATGTTGGTTCTGATGGTGGATCTTATGTCTGTCTTCAGAAAAACTACAAGCAGCGTTGCCCCATTTGTGAACATCAGCGTTTGATGAGAAAAGAAGGCTCTTATACTGATGATGAAATCAAGGCTTTGGATGCCAAGCGCAGAGTTGTTTACAATGTTCTGTGTTATGATTCTCAGGAAGAAATCAGTAAGGGGGTTCAGGTTTTTGAAACCTCCCATTTCTTCATGGAAAAGCATCTTGCAGAACTTGCTAAAAGACCCAAGGGCGGTGGTTTTGTTCCTTTTGCTCATCCTGAAGAAGGCAAGTCTATTTCTTGGACTATTTCTAAAAAGGGGCAGTACGGAGAATGGTTTGGTCATAAGTTTGTAGATAGGGATGAGGACATTACTGACGAAACACTTGAAGAAGCCCATATTCTTGATGAAATTATCCATATTCCTTCAGTGAAAGAACTTGAGAAGATCGTAAAAACTGCTTTTGTTCCTGCTGATGAGGAAGAAGAGGATGAAGATTACGAAGAGGAAGATGAAGAAGAAATTGATGAGGATGAAGTAGAGGAAGACGAGGATGAAGAAGAGGAGGAAGAGGAAGAAAAGCCTAAAAAGAAGGGAAAGAAGAAGGCTACACCTCCCAAGAAAAAGTCCAAGAAAAAAGTTGTTGAGGAAGAAGAAGAGGATGATGATGACGATGATGACGATGACGAAGAGGATGAAGATTTAGACGATCTTGAAGATTTTGATGATGAGGACGAAGAAGAGGAAGAAGAAAAGCCTAAAAAGAAGGCCAAGACTAAAAAGAAAGTTCGTCGTTAATAAATAAGTCGGGGTGGTGGAATTGGTAGGCATATTAGGTTAATTTTAATGTTGACTTAATATGCCTAATTGAGTAGACACAAGAATAAGCCGCCATGATGAAACAGGAAAACATTCTGGTCTTAAAAACCAGTGGCTAAAAGCCTTGCCGGTTCAAATCCGGCTGGCGGCACCAAAAAATTCTTGGAGTGCTAAATGAAATCCAACTTAGATAAAGATAAGTGGTTTTTGAATAAAATTAAAAATAAAGAAATCTCTGTAAAGAAAAATGGAGAAGTTTTTAACAACAGTACAGGGAGAAAAATAGGATCTTCTCAAGGCGACTATATAAGAATAGGGGTGAAAGATCATGAAAAAAATAAAATAATGATTATTCTAGCTCACCGATTAGTATGGATTGCCTTCAATGGTTTAATAAAAGATAGATCTTTGCAAATAAACCATAAAGATGGGGTAAAGACAAATAATTCCTTATCAAACCTAGAGCTTGTTTTTAATAAAGAAAATGTGAAACATGGATACTCTATTGGATTGAGTTCTACTTCTGAAAAATGCAAGAGAAAAAGTTCTGAAAGAATGTCTGGAGAAAATAATCCATTATCTAAGCTTTCTAACGACACAGTTTTGAAAGAAAGAATAAGATTTAAAAATGGGAAAACAAGTGTAAAAGATCTACAAAAAAAGTATAATTTAACTCTAAGGACTGTTAAAAACTTTTTAATGGGTATAACGTATAAAGACATTCCTGAAAAATGTGAGCAAAATTTATTTTCAAAAGTTCCGGGGAGAAAGAGTAAATTTTCAGAAAAAGATGTTTTGAGAATGGTAGCTATGAGGAAAAGGGGAGAAGCAATTAAAAAAATAGCTGAAGAATTTAAAACTTGCAGAGAAACAGTTTCCAAAAAAACTTCACATTTAATGTAAAATTTCTCGGCAGAAATGCCTTACGGGTTCAAATCCCGTCCCCGATACCAAAATATATAGGGCCTAGAAATAGGCCCTTTTAGGTGATTTATGAAAAAAAAGAAGAAGTCTGAAGTGGTGGAGGAAGAACCCAAGAAAAAAAAGAAACTAAAAAAAACTGTAGAAATAAAGGAGGAAGGTTTTGGTGATGAACCATCCAACCCTTTTAAGGCAGATTGGAAATTTATGCTTTCTACAGGATCAACTCTTCTTGATCTTGCTATATCTGGTAAACGAAAGAAGTTTGGTGGAATTCCTACTGGAATTTTAGTTGAAATTTCTGGAAAATCTGGTGCTGGTAAAACTGCCATTCTTACTGAACTGTGTGCTTCTGCCCAGAAGAAAGGTGGGGAAGCTTATTTCAATGATCCAGAAGCGCGATTAGATAAAGAGTATGCAAAGATCACTGGATATAGTCTAACTGATGAAAAACTGTATGATCGTCCTGACACTGTAACCGCATTATTCGATAATTTTAAATCTTGGAAAGTTAATCCTGAAGTTCCTAATGTTTTTGCTGGTGATTCTTTAGCTGCTTTATCTACCAATACAGAAATGGAAGATGAAGATAAAATGGGAATGCGTAGAGCTAAAGAGTTCTCTCAAGAACTTAGAAAATCAGCTAGAATGTTTTCCAAGAAAAATGTGTTAATGGCTTGTTCAAATCAACTACGGGATTCCCCCACTGGAAAGACAACTCCCGGTGGAAATGCTATCCCGTTTTATTCTTCCTTGAGAATGGAAGTTATGCCCCATTTCCCTACTGCTAAAGTAAAGAGGGAGAAAACAATAAATGGAGTCAAACACTCTAAAGTTATTGGGATTCAATCAGATGTTACTATCATAAAAAACAGTCTGGATGACCCTTTCCGAAAAGTACCTATTTACATTATTTTTGGGTATGGTATTGACGATGTGCGCGGAAACCTTATGTGGTTGAAGGAAAGCACAGGGGAGAAAAAATTTATCTTTGACAACAAGGAATTTTCTCGGATAGAAGATGCCATTGCTTTTGTCGAAGAAAACAACTTAGAGAAGAAATTGAGAAAAAAAGTAGTTGACTTGTGGAATGAATTGGAAGAAGCTTTCAAAACAAACAGGAAGCCAAAAGCTCGTTAAAACCCTTTAACCTAAAAACCTCACTAATCTAAGGAGAAACAATCATGGCTAAGACCACCAAGAAGACCGAAAAGACCACCAAGAAGTCCGCCCCCGAAAAAGCCCCCAAGACCACCAAGAAGACCGAAAAGGCCGCTCCTGCTCCTGCCAAGAAGGGAAAGAAGGCTGCTAAGAAGTCTGCTCCCTCCAAGTTTACTCCCAAGGAACTTTCCTTGATGATTCTGGTCAAGGCTCTTGATAACGTCAAGGAATCCCTTACCCGTGAAGCAGTTCTGGATTTCGTCCATGAGATCGGTTATCCGCAGTTCAACATGCGTAATGCTGGTTTTATCAAGCTGATTGATGAACACTTCCCCAAGGTCAAGGAACGCGCTGAACGTGGTGCCAAGAATCTTCTGGAAAAGCGCGGCTTTGATCTGGAACTCATTAAGAATGCTGTTCTGGCTTTTGGTGCCGCTGTCGATGAAGAAGAGACTGAAGCTGACGAGGAAGAAGAGGAAGAAGAGGAAGAAGAAGCTCCCAAGGCTAAAAAGGCGGCTAAATCGACTCCTGCAAAGAAGGGCAAGAAGGCCCCAGTAGAGGAAGAAGAGGAAGAAGACGAGGACGAGGAAGAGGACGAGGAAGAAGAAGAGGATGATGATGACGATGATGACGAGTCCTCTGACGATGACGATGACGACGATGATGACGATGATGACGATGAGGACGATGAGGAGGAGGAAGCTCCTAAGAAGTCCAAGAAGGCCGCTCCTGCAAAGAAGGCCCCGGCTAAGAAGGGCAAGAAGAAGTAATCATCAGTAAATAAAATTCTAGGAGGGGGAGAAATCCCCCTCCTTTTTTTTGAGGTTTTTATGGGAATTGAAAACTATGTAAAAAGATGTAAATATGTACCAAAAAACAAAGAAAAATTCTCTGAAACTTTCCTAACACTCCATGCGGCAGATAATGACAAAACTCTTTGCGGCAAAGAGTTAAATGAAATGTGGTATGTTATTAGTTCATCTGGATTAAGTCCAGAAGACATAACGTGCAAGAAATGCATAAAGGCTTTGATAGAAGCTGGATTGCTATGAAACCCAAATTTAGAAGATGGATAGTAAAGCAGTTTGAAAAGAATCCTGATAAAATTAAAAAATGCCCTGAATGTGAGAAAAAGATATTCAGGAAATACTATTCAATTTGGCATGGAAAATATACTTGTAAATGTGGTTGGAGTATAAATGGAATAATTTTAAAAATAAAAAGAAAGGAAACATGAAAAACATCCCTCTAATCATAGATTCCTCATCCCTTCTTCACAGAGCAAAAAATACAACAGGAATGCAATTATCATATAATGATGTTGCTTCTGGTGTTGTATTTGGTTTTATGTGGCAAATGTTCAAACTTGCAAAAAACTATGAAACTATGAATTTCATTTTCTGTATGGATTCTAAAAAATCTAAAAGAAAAGAAATTTTTCCAGAATATAAAGCAAAAAGAAAAAGAGAAAAAACTGACGAAGAAAGAGAATTTGATGATTTTTGTTATAAAGAATTCAGTTCAGTTTACAAATATCTAAAAGCAATGGGTTTTAACAACACTCGTAAAATAAAAGGATATGAAGCAGATGATCTTATTGCATCGTTTGTTCTCAATAATGACTTAAAAGATGCTATCATAGTTTCTGGCGATCATGATCTTTATCAATTATTACCCTACTGCAAAGGAATGCTATCTCTTGCCACAGGAAAATTGTATTCAACTGCCAATTTCATAATTGATTACAACATATCTCCAAAACAATGGGGAAAAGTAATGTGTTTTTCCGGTTGTTCTGGTGATGGAGTTCCTGGCATTCCGGGAATAGGTCCTAAAACAGCTATAGAATTCCTGAAGGGAGAATTAACTTCAGGCAAAAAGCATGATGTTATTATAGAGGCTATAGCTAAAAAAGATATTCTTGAACTTACCGAAAAGTTGGTAAAACTTCCTTTCCCAACAACACCAAAATTGAAAGTTAAGAAAAATGAATTCAATTTTGATGCCTTCCTAGAACTCTGCCAAACATACAGTTTCAATACATTCACAAACAATCCCAAAAACTATCTTGATTGGAAATCCCTATTTGAAGGAACATACACGAATGAACCTTAACATATATACACCATTATCTATAGAAATTCTTGATCCAAGACATTACGATTATTTATTTAAAAATAATCATGTTTATATTGCTGGAATGATTTCAGGGCTGAACAATTGGGAGGAAAATTTTTTAATAGCAGAAAATTTTATAAAAAAACACAACGGTTTTCCACTATCCCCAAGAGTACTTCCACCAAAAATGACTCAAGAAGCCTACATGGACATTTGTTTTTCATTAGTTAGAAATTGCAATGTAATTCTATTTCTTAGAAATTGGAAAGAAAGTTTAGGTGCTGTGGCTGAACACGCTTATGCGATAAAAATACAAAGGACAGTTCTTTATGAAGAGTAAGAAGGGATCATCCTTTGAGAGGCAAATATCCACACAGCTTTCCCTATGGGCCTCTGAAGGCAAGAGTGATGATTGGTACTGGAGAACTGCTGGAAGCGGTGGTAGGGCAAAGGCAAGGTCAAGGAGCGGTAAATCTACCATCAATTCCTGTGGGGATATAAGACCAGAATGTGGTGAAGCTGAATTTCTTTTTAAGAAGTGTATTTTTGAATTAAAACGTGGATATAAAAACTGGTCATTCCTTGATTGTCTGGACAAGGCAAAAACTAGGAAAAACGAAATTCTTCAGAATTTTGAAAAATTTTATGAACAGGCTTCTGGTGATGCTTTAAATGCTGGTGTTCCTTTTTGTGTGATAATAGCTAAAAGAGATAAAAGACAACCGATTATCATTCTTCCATACAGATTTTTTATTCTCCTTGGTGGAAAGAATAAACCACCCATGAAAAAAATAGTGTATGATTCATCTAAATCTGAATGTACTATTCGCTGTAAAGTTGTAGCTATTCTTCTAGAAGATTTTTTTAATAATTTCACACCTAACGATTTTAAAGGAGTGTGGTAATGCTTATCAGAACAAAGAAAAGAGTTGAAAAAGAAGAATACAAGAAGTTTTATGGTTTTGTTCCTACTGGAACTAGAAATCAAATGATGGTAGAAACCATTCGGTATCAGTCAAAACAAAACGCTTTATTTATTAGAATGCTGGCATATCTACACTCTAAGATTGAATCTGAATTTCCTGATAAAGCCGAAGAGATTCTTAATTCTCCTGAATGTGAACAAATTTACCAAGAATCCGATGAAGTAATAAACGGAACTTGGATTGAAATTCTGGATGATGGTCAAGAAACGATAACTATTCAGGAAAAGAAAAAATGACTAAATTTGAGAAAATTTACAATATACTGATGGAGTTAAAAAATACGCCATCCACAAAAGAAAAAGTAAAAATCCTCAAAAGGGAAAATAGTAGGTATCTGAGAGAAGTTCTATTTCTAGCTTTAGATTATAGATTTGTGTATAATCTTAAAAAATTACCTAAAGGTGATGATTTTGCTAGTAGGGATACCTATGGAGAAATTATATCTTACTTGTTCTACCTTTCTACAAAAACAGGAACAAAGAAAGAAGAGGCCCAGGAACTATCTAATCTGTGTTTTGATAAAGAAACAAGATACGTCGTTAACTGCATTCTTGAAAAAGATCTTAAATGCGGCGTAAACATCAAATTAG